ATAACGTGCAGACGATTACCACTGGACGCAAAAAGCGCAAATATAAGTTGGGGGCATAGTCATGGATGGTTTAAACGAAAGCAAGGGTTGCACAATTACCCTTACCGATAAGGAAGCAAAAGCCTTGCATAGCTTGCGTGAAGTTATCCAGCAAGAAATCAAGAACGTTGTTTCTAATGAGCATGAAGTTATCACTGAAAGCGATGTTGAAGATATGATAACAAATCATTTGGACAGTGAACTTGACCAGTATATCACTAACTGGTGCGACAATTATCTTGAAGAACGTATCCAGAATGTGTTCAGAGATAAGTTGACATTATCTGTTGAACTGGTCTAAAACAAACTTATAGGGGGTTGCGCTGTTGCAATCCCCGCCAATCTTGAAAGGAAAAACCGATGAAGAAATCAGCTTTTAACTACAACGTCGATAAAGAAACCGCAGAAGACTTTGCAGTCGTACCGTTTGAAGATTTACAGGCTATTGCGATGCTTAACCACGTTATCGGAAAGCAGGTTGCGGTACTGGATACCTTACTCGAGAATATGGGCATTACCCAGTACTCGTTCGAAAAAAAGGTAAAGACACTTGCTGATGTAAAGGCTACGACTAATGACGTGGCTTGAGATTGCGACCTATCTCATCACGGTCTGGATTATTCTAGGCTAACCTTATTCCTCCCGCGAAACTTGCCCCGCCTATTCGGTGGGGCTTTTTTTATGCGGTTAACCAGAATAATGCTGTAGCCGTTGTAATGGTTGGGTTTACGGTGTGGGATGTTTGCCCCTTGAGCCATGTTATATTTAACGTGATAATCAGCCAGTAGGGTTAATCATATGACAAATGACAAAACGCGGACGCGGGCGTGTGTGCGCGGGCGTTATTGTTTGGGGATGCGGTGCGGTGTTGCTGGGGTAGTTTGTCGGGACGGTTAATCTGTGGCTGTTACAGGTAACAAATAAAGATTTCTTTTACACCCGTACGCAGGAGCCACCCCACCCCCCCTGCATTTGCTATGCAATCCCGACATATTTTTTGTATTTTGGGGGTTTTTAGTATGGGTTTCCCGGCAAACGTGTAAGGTAACCCTACAGATAACAAAAAAGGGACCCGACTAGGGGTCCCGGCGAACGTGTAAGGTAGCCCTGCAGGGTATATGGGGGTTTACCCGGCGGCTGATAGGCCATTGTAGGGTCGTATACCGCATCCGTCAACCCCAAAAATGCCCCTCTTGTAATTTTTTTTTATAATATTTAGGTAAAACAGTTGACAATGCACCATATTGTTACCATAATGAGGTTGCTGGGGTTGCAAAACGCTGGTTCGCCTCACCTTTTACGCTAGTTCCTTTACGAAACAGGCAGAAACCGAGTGACAGAACGCTTCCCAGCAACATTTCAAGGCAAATTCTATGAATTTAGTACAACAAGCTAAGAAAAAGCAGTTGTCTGAGAAGCAAGAAAACTTCTTGACAGCCCTTTTCGAGTCTAACGGCAATTTCAACCAAGCGGCAGAGATTGCGGGGTATGCCCGTGGGTCTGTTACGTGGCTGCGCGACACTCTTGCAGAGGAAATCGTCGAACGCACCCGTGCGGTGTTGGCGGGAAACTCCCTCAAGGCGGCTAACAAGATGGTAGAACTGGTTGACACGCCAGTTATCGAGCGTGGGGACGACCTAAAGCTACGTGCAGCAGAGGCGATACTAAATAGAGTTGGCCTTGGTAAGCAAGAAACAATGAATCATAACGTACAGGCAGTCCACGGGGTGGTCTTACTGCCACCAAAGAAGGAAGTAGTAATCGATGGGACAACAACAGAGTAATATGGTAAACGCCCGTTTGGACCCTGCTATTAAAGCTCTTAATACAGGAAAAAACGAGGATGGTACACCTTTATCAGATGAAGATAAAAGACAGTACATCCAAGATATCAGAGACGCTATGGACATAGGTTTTATTTCAGGTAAAGAGACTGAAGTTAAATCAGCATTGTCTGGTGGCATGAAAGAGTCCCGTGGAAGAAAAGCAGGAAACTCAGCCGAAAAAACGCGGTAGGCCCAAAAAGGACCCTAACGCACCAAAGGCTCGTTACAACCTGTCTCGTGCCGAACGTGCAAGAAGGGCCTTACAAGCTCGTGTTCGCAAGGCTGAGAAAGCAAAAGAAAAACACCAGAAGAAAGCGCAGGACAAAGCCAGCTACGCACGTAAACTAAAGAAAAGTGCGAAGAAGGTAGAAACTGCGCTTAACGGCACAGGTTCGCGGGTCGTAGATGGCAACGACGTTGCAAATCTCCCGGCAACCGTACAAGAGTTAATAGATGATACACCAGTTATATTCCAACCTAATGAAGGTCCTCAAGAAGAGTTTCTGTCTGCCCCAGAGCAGGACGTACTGTATGGCGGTGCAGCAGGGGGCGGAAAAAGCTTTGCCTTGCTTGCTGACCCTCTCAGGTATTGTCACAATCCTAATCACCGTGGTCTACTTCTCCGCAGGACTCTGGACGAATTAACTGAACTGATTGACAAGGCAAAACAACTCTATCCAAAAGCATTTCCGGGTGCTATATATAGAGAATCTAAATCAACATGGGTCTTCCCCTCTGGGGCAACCATGTGGTTTACATACCTAGACAGGGACAAAGACGTGACCCGTTTTCAAGGTCAGGCTTTCAACTGGATAGGCGTTGATGAAATAACACAATATCCGAGTAGCTATGTTTGGGATTACCTGCGTTCGCGCCTTCGCTCTACAGACCCAGAATTACAACAGACCTTATGTATGCGCTGTACTGCCAACCCCGGTGGCGTTGGTGGCTGGTGGGTTAAGAAAATGTATATTGACCCGTCGGAACCCAACGAAGCTTTTGCGGCGAGTGACCCGGAGACGGGTAAAGCGTTTCTTTGGCCTGACACACATCCGACCAAGGCAGGCAAACCACTCTTCTACAGGAAGTTCGTCCCCGCAAGACTGACGGACAATCCATACCTGATGGCGGATGGGCAGTACGAAGCTATGCTGCGTTCTTTGCCAGATGTGGAACGTCGTAGGTTGTTAGACGGAGATTGGGACGTAGCGGAAGGCGCAGCCTTTCCTGAGTTCTCACGGGCAAGGCACGTGGTTGAACCGTTCGAGATGCCACACAACTGGCCCCGTATACGAGCCGCTGACTATGGCTACGCTTCACCATCTTGTGTCCTGTGGGGTGCAATCGATTGGGATAACAACATCTGGGTCTACCGTGAGCTATATGCCAAGCACTTGACAGCAGAGCAGTTGGCTGATAAAATACTAAAAATGGAAGAACTTGACCCTCTTCCCCACTATAACGTGTTAGATGCCTCGTGCTGGAACAAAACAGGATTTGGTCCATCTATCGCAGAAACTATGATGAGGGCAGGGGTACGTTGGACACCATCTGACCGTAACCGACTTCAAGGCAAGATGGAACTGCACAGAAGATTGGCAGATGACCCGTACACCAAAGAACCACGTTTACGCATCTTCTCGACATGTAAACACACCACAGCGCAACTGTCGGGAATACCACTGTCGAAAACAAACAGTGAAGATGTAGATACCAAAGCTGAAGACCACGCATATGATGCACTCCGTTATATGGTTATGACTCGCACTTCTGGTTATACATCAATTCACAAAACTTTGCAAGGCATAAAAGAACAAGCGTTCCAACCTTTTGACGGGACATTCGGATACTGATGGCAGTAGATTTTAGCAAAGACTTTATCAGTCAGATTACAGCAGAAGGTAAATCACGAGGGGATGCTCTTCGTGATTCTAACCTTGTGGATATCATCAATAACAGAACAGACATATCAGATAAAGTAAAAGCAACCAGAACACAGGTATTAAATGAGCTAGGGGCTTCGGGCATAACTTTAGGTGACATCACTGAAGAAACTCCCTCTGGTAAGCAGCTATTTAATTCTATAATAGAAAAAGGAAGCACTAACTCTATAAACGGCTTCATAGGAGACTTTAAGTCAATTCTTGCTGAGGTGGGAGTTACTGCTCAAGGAACAACTAACCCGTTCCGCACCATGTTAAAAAGCTCTGTGGGTGAAGCTGCATATCTAAACGCAGGATTTTCAACAGATGTAAGCAGACTTATTCCTCTGCAGTTTCCGCAAGAAGTGTACACAGAGTCTAAGCGTGTAGCTGCTAGCTTGATGGCAGACCCCAAGACTCGCCCTGCAGGGGGTCGTATGCTCTTGATGATGATGGGTGGTTACAGACCCTCAGACTTTAAAGCTTTAAAAATAGAGAACATTGATTTTAATACAGGCTTGGTCAAGGGACTAGAGTTAAAAACAGATGCAAAGCCCGGTAAAAAAAGCACTAATGTAAAAATCGGCTATCTACCTACGGCACAAAGAGACATCATAAAATCTATAATAGGGGATAAGACATCCGGTCTTGTTTTTGAAAAGCCGTCATCCTTGGATAAAACTATAGGAGATGCTTTAAAAACTTCGGCTATTCCTCAAATAGAATATTTACAAGAAAGCACAGGCGAGTACGTTAAACAGCCTTTTACTGCTTACGATTTTCGGCGTGTTATGGAAACTTCGTTAAGCGCGAAAGGTTATAATGACGACGACTTAGTTCGTAAAGCTCTTACTTGGAGACCTCCAGCAGGAAACGTTCAGAAGTACCAAGCTGTTATAGACCAATCAGGTGCTATTGAAGAGGCTAACGCTAAAGCCTTTGAACCGTATGTTCTTCTTACAGAAGGAAACAGAACAAAAGGTCCCGATGGTAAGTTTACACTAACTCATGGTCAATTTCTTTCTGATGTAGGTGTTACGCAGTTGTCTCCGTACACACAGAGATATGCAGTAAGCGCAGAAGGAGTTTCAAAACTTCCTGTTCACTTTCAAGATATAGTTCAGCAAAAATCTCAAGGAGTTTCTTTTTCAGATAAAAACATAGCTTCAGTCTCTATAGATGTAGACCCTTCAGCATCCGATACTTATATAAAACTTTCTAAGACGCAGATGGAAACACAATTATTAGAAGCCGAGGCAGCAAGGAGAACGGCACAAGAAAATATGCCTCCCGAAAAACCTACGTCTAAAGAACCTGAGTATGTTTCTAACCCTGAAACAAAAGCAAGTTTAGATAGTAAAGGTTTTGATGCGAAGGGCATGGCGAGTGCGATTTTAGGAAAAGTTCCCGGCCCTGTTAAAAGGGCATTAGGACCTTTAGGAGTTGGTTTGACTGCAGCAACTGCTATTTCAACCACATCTGAAGTAGAGGCTGCTACAGGTTCTAAAACTCTCGCTGCTATTGCTGGCGCATCTGAGTTTGGCCCAATCGGATATAGCGATGTAAGAGACCTTGCTGCTGCACGGTCAGAACCTGACACGTTTGGAATGACACCAGCTAGTCGAATAGCCGCCGAACAAGAGGCAGGCTTCATAGATATTGACAGCGGACCCGAAGCCGCCCCTGTCAATCAAGACCAAGGGGCTTCTTTTCTAGATAACGGGAGATGAAAATGACCAATTTCAATTTCGGTGCATCTTACATCATGAACTCAGACAAAACATCCGTAGATGACCAGATGGGTGCGGACAAGCTTTACCGTGAAGGTTTAGAGTTTGACACCAGAATGGCTCAAGCTGTTTTGACTGAAGACATGCCAAAGAAGATGACCAAATCTGCAGTTGACCCTGCATTGATGAAAATGGCTGAAGAACGCGATTACTAAGATATGTCAGAAGATAATTTCCTTCAACCTGAAGATGACACTGCCATCCCCGTAGTTAACCCTGAAGAAAATTTTCCGGGTCTTTATGGGTATGTGAAAGCAAAGTTCGAAGAAGCAGAAAACGGACGTTACATTTACGAGCAGCGTTGGTTACAAGCCTATAAGAACTTTCGTGGTGTGTATGACTCTACAACTACCTATCGTGATTCAGAACGGTCAAGGGTATTCGTAAGAATCACCAAGACAAAGGTTTTGGCAGCGTATGGTCAAATTGTAGATATTCTTTTTGCCAATAAGAAGTTTCCGTTGGTTGTGCAACACACTCCTGTTCCAGAAGGGATTGCGGAGTTTGCTCACATGGAAACACCTCTTGACCAAATGCAGCAAGAAGACCCCTACGGGTTTGCTGGTGACGGACGAGAGATGTTGCCGGGAGCGTTGGGTGCAGAACCATCTAACAACTTTCTTGGTGGTCTTCAGGGCGAGTATGGGCAGTTGCCTCTTGCTGAAGGACCTGCAAAGATGGGTGAACCTCAAATCAACCCAGCACAGATTGCAGCGTTAAATATGGAAAAGGTCATTCATGACCAGCTTCTTGATACCAACGCAGTAAACGTATTTCGTAATGCTATTTTTGAAGCGTCCCTTCTTGGCACAGGTATTGTCAAGGGACCTTTTAATTTTTACAAGCGTGTCCACCAGTGGGGCCGCAACGAGGACGGCGAACGAGAATACCAGCCGTATGAAAAGGTTGTACCTAGAATTGAAATGGTGTCTGCGTGGGACTTTCACCCAGACCCATCTGCTACAAGCATTGATGACTGTGAGTACGTCATAGAACGTCACAGAATGAATCGCCAACAACTTCGCGCATTAATTAAGCGTCCTCACTTTATAGCGGAAGCTATTGAAGAGTGTTTAGCAAAGGGTCCTAACTACGAGGACAAATACTACGAAGATACAATTCGTGAGGATGAAACTGAACCCTACGTTTCTGAAAGCCGTTATGAGGTTCTAGAATACTGGGGTGTTCTCGACTCTAAACTTGCGAAAGACGCAGGCTTCGAAGAAGCAGACATGATGTCTGAGTTCGATGAACTTCAGGTAAATATATGGGTCTGCGGAAACATGATTCTGCGCTGTGTCTTGAATCCATTCACTCCAGCCCGTATTCCGTATCAGGTGTTTCCATACGAAGTTAACCCGTACCAGTTGTGGGGTGTTGGTGTTGCTGAAAACATGGAAGATGCACAGAAGCTGATGAACGGTCACGTTCGGATGGCAATCGATAATCTTGCATTGGCAGGTAACCTTGTATTTGATGTGGATGAAGCTAGTCTTGTACCGGGTCAGAACATGGACATCTTCCCCGGCAAGATATTTCGCCGTCAGTCAGGTGTCACTGGCACAGCAATCAACGGCCTAAAGTTTCCTAACACTGCTGGTGAGAACTTGCAGATGTACCAGATTAGTCGACAGTTGGCTGATGAAGAAACAGGCATACCATCTATCATACACGGTCAAACGGGTGTGTCAGGAACAGGTCGAACCGCTGCAGGTTTATCGATGCTGATGGGGTCTGCAGGGCTGTCTATGAAGACGGTTGTAAAGAACATAGATGATATGTTGTTAAAGCCACTAGGAGAGGCGTATTTCCAATGGAACATGCAGTTCAACGACGATGCCCCGGACATAATAGGCGACTTAGAGATAAAACCAAGGGGTGTTGCGGCTGTTATGCAGAAGGAAGTTCGCAGTCAGCGGCTGACAACTCTGCTGCAAACCGTAGCAAATCCGATGTTAGCTCCGTTCGTCAAGATACCAAACCTGATGAGGGAGTTGGCAATATCACAGGACATTGACCCTGACAGTTTAGTTAACGATGCCAACGAAGCACAACTCTATGCGAAGATGTTACAAGGAATGATGGCAAATGCTCAACAAGCAGCAAGCGCAGAAGCTGGCC